CGCAAGTCCGCTATCCGTGGCGTTCTGTTGTCCGTAGCGTTGCCGTGGCCACCATCGCCCTACTGCCGGTGTTACCAGAGATAGCCAAGGTAGCAGGCATAGAGACCGTGCCGCTAGTAGCGTCCACCCTAGGGATAGTAGCAGTTTTGCAGCGGATAATCACAATCCCCGAAGTCGATAAATGGCTAACCAGCGTGCTAAACGCTGGGGCTAGGAAACGCCAAGGAGAAGAAGGAGAAGACGTAAATGCCAAGTGATCTAGAAACTGTGACAGGTGATGCCGCCCCCGCCACCGTTTCGTGTAACGAGTCCGAACGAATCATGGAAGGCCTGGTGCTCCCCTGGGGCGATACCGGGGCAACCGCTACCGGAAGTTACGTATTTCCCCGCGGTAGCCTTGATATTCCTTCCAACATCGAGCGGGTAAAGCTACTATCTGAGCATTCCCGCCCCGGCCACCAGCCCAAGGCAATTGGCCACGCTATCAGTGCCGAAAACACGCCCGAAGGCCTAGTCATGCGCTTTCAGCTAGGCAGTAGCGCCGCCGCCACCGAAGCCCTCACGAATGCCGCCGAACACATCATTGATTCCTTCAGCATCGAGGCGGTAGGCGTCCGCCGCACCGGTGGCACTATCGAGTCTGCCCTGCTCAAAGCCGTGGCGCTAGTGCCCTTCCCCGCGTTCGAGAAAGCCAAGGTATACGCCGAATCCGGCACCCCCGAAGAGAAAGAAACCACAGAAATGACCCTAAACGCTGAAGACATTGCCGCTATCGCCGCGAAAGTCACCGAGAACCTCAGTTCCACTACAGCCACTCCCCGGAATAAAATTCCGGCCGGTATCCCAGGCGGTAAAGACGCCACCAAGCAGGAAGTCATCACCGCCGCCCACGCCGCCGAGACTATTCTAGGAATCCACACCGGTGAAATCCCAGACGATGAAATCCAAGCAGCACTTGCCGACATCAAGGGCTCAGACTCAATCGTCACCCAGCCTAAAGCATGGCTAGGCGAACTCTGGTCCGGTGTTGTCTACCAGCGCCGCATTATCCCACTAATCGCAACCAAAGCACTGACCGGCCGGAAAGCTATTGGTTTCCGCTGGAAGAAGGACACAGATAGCGGAAAACTGCTCAAGCCTGGTGTTGCCAAATGGTCCGGCAATAAAACCGAGATTCCCACGCAAAAAGCCCAATGGGAAGAAGTATCAATGGACGCCCAGCCCTGGGCCGGTGGCAATGATTTGGATCGACAAATTTTTGACTTCAACGAGTCCGAGGCGCTGCTTGCCTACTGGCAAGCAATGAACGAATCTTACGCCTACGAGACCGACCACGATGCTGGAAAGTTCCTGGTAGATCACGCAACCGATATCCCAGAGGTTGCCCAAGACATTATCCGCGCTATCACCATTGGCGCTATCCGCGTCGATGAGGCAGTGCATGTCCCCGCCGCCTACGCCATTGTTAACCCGCGTGACCTCGAAAAAGTACTCAAGTACTCTCAGCTAGACGTTCCGCACTACATGAACCTAACCCCGGTATCCGAACCGGCAACATGGACCACTTCGGAATTTGTCGAGTCCGGCACTGCTATTGTCGGCTGTAAGGACGCCACCACGTTTTTCGAGCTCCCCGGTTCCCCACTGCGTGCCGAGGCTGAGCACATCGCCCATGGTGGCCGAGATGTGGGGCTCTTCGGCTACACCGCCCACATGCTCAACCGGGGCGAAGGACTGGTCAAGGTGCACTTCAATAATGCCTAAGGTAGAAGATTCAGAAGTCCTAGCGTGGCTAGGCGTCGAGGCGGTAGGTGACACCTCAGAAGAGCAAGCACTGAAGGGGATTGTAGCGGCGGTTAACGCCACTGTGACGGATTGGCATGGTAACCCAGACGCCTGGTCCGACCGGATTCATACCGGCGCCGTCATGCTTGCCGCCCACTTGTGGCGGCGCCGTGCCACCCCCGGTGGTGTAGCAGCCCTGACAGACGAAGGCACTACCTATGTGCAGCGCCACGACCCCCAAGCCGCCATGCTGCTAGGCCTTGGCGGCTGGACCGCCCCGGCGGTGGGCTGATGAATCCAGACATTATCCCGATGCATCTAGGGAAACTGGCTAAGGAAATCAGCAACGTTGGTATTTCCGCAACGATTAATCCCAACCGTATCAGTATTCCTGGTGCGTGGGTTGCCCTCAAGGAGGTGGAAATTGAGTCTATGGCCCGCGGTGAGGTTACCGCTGAGGCAAGCGTGTACCTTATTGCCGCTGACCTTGGCACCACGTTAGCGGTGGAATACCTCATGAGCATGCTAGACGACCTGCTAAACCTTCTGGAAAACCGATACCCAACAGACATCGAGATCACTACAATTACCCTTCCCGCTATCGGGCAAACCCCCTTGCCCGCGGTTGAAGTCACCTACGAACTGAAAGGAGCATAACAATGGCCAACGTCAACACATTAGATAGCCGTATCTCTACGGGGCCTGGAAAACTGGTTTTCGGTAAAGCCGGTGCTCAGAATGAATTTTCCGCCCTTGTTACCAAGGCAGAGCTTAACCCTTCCGTAAATACGGAAGACGGCAAACATGTGCTATCTGGTGACTACGCACCTGGTAAAGACACCATTACGTGGACGATGGAGCTTACTTGCTTTATTAACCTGAAGCGGAATGGAATTTGGGATTGGTGTTTCACCAACCGCGGTAAAGAGGTGGAGTTTGAGTTCCGCCCGGTAGAAGGGGAAAAATCCGCGAAATTCACCGGCACGGTGAAGGTTCGCCCCCTAGGCGTAGGTGGCGAAGTGAACAAGGAAATGAGTAAGGATTTGACGTTCCCCTTGGTTGGGGAGCCAACCTTTACGCCTGTACAAGAGCCGTAAATGTCCGGCCATGTGGATGTTTCCGCAGAGGTGGAGGGGCTGAAAAACCTCCGCCGCACTATCCGGCAAGCAGGCGGCGACACCAAAGACCTTCGCAATGCTAACTTAGCCGCGGCGCAGACTATCGTGCCGATAGCGGCCGGTCTGGCGCCAAAAGTCACCGGCCGGCTAGCCGCAAGTATCAGAGCGGGTGCCACGCAAAAGGCCGGCATGGTCAGAGCCGGCCGGAAGCTAGTACCCTACGCAAACCCCATTCACTGGGGTTGGCCGAAACGCGATATCGAGCCGAACCCCTGGATTGCTACCGCCGCCGCCGCCAACGAAGAACTTTGGCTCAAAGTGTATGAGCAGCACATTGACCGTATTTTAGGAAAGATTGAAGGAAAGAAACGATGAAACTAACTATCAACGTCCGGTACGTCAACGGTGAAGAGGTTGCCGTGACGCCTATCCTGTCCGATCAAGTCGCGTTTGAACGCACCGCCCGTCTCCGCGACTGGGGCACTGCGACCGACAGCCCACTGACTTTCGCTGCTTTCCTGGCGTGGAAGGCTTTGCAGCGCACCGGCCAAACCGAATACAGTTTCGAGGATTTTTTGGAGAATGTGGAAGCGCTGAGTCAGTCCGGTGGTGAGATGGGCCTAAACCCTACCGAGGCGACGCCTGCCGCGTCATAGCCCTGTTGTCCGTGAACACGGGAATTCCGCCCAGCGTGCTGCTAGCGGAAGAACCAGCATGGATAGACACAATGTTAGAGGTTATGGCTGAGCAGGCGGAAGCAGCGAAAAAGAGATAAAAGAGGTAACCGGTGGCGGGGAAAAAGAAGTCGGCAATCCTGTCGGTCAACATCGTCAGTGACGCCAACACTAAGGGGTTCACTGAGGCGGCGCGCGCCGCCCAGAAAATGGCGGCGGACATCAACGCCTCGACTGCCCAGGCTGCCGGCATGGCCACAAAGATAGGTGGCCTGACCACAGGTATCACCTCCCTAGTCTCCATAGCTGGCGGCGCCATTGGCCAAGTTGCCGCTGGTGCCACTGCGCTAGCAGCGGTGGCCGGCCCCGCCTTGGGTGCCGTCGTGCTGGGTTTCGACGGTATCAAGGAAGCCGCCGAAGGGCTGAAAGAACCTTTTGATTCCTTGAAGGAGTCAGTGTCCGGTGAGTTCGCCGCGGCGCTGGAAGAGCCCTTCGAGAACCTAGGTGGGCTCATCACCAATCTGGAAGAGCCCATGGCCGGCCTAGGCGCTAGCGTGGGCAATCTCATGGGGGGGCTAGTTGATACAATTGTCAGCAATCAAAGTGAATTAGAGAAGCTGATAGGGGCGGCGGGGGAATTTACCGACGCCATGGGACCAGGGTTAAACACGCTGCTGGAAGGTGTGCTATCTATCGGTACCGGCCTAGACGGCATAGCCGGCGATTTTGGCGCCGCGTTCGGTGGCGTCCTAGAGGTGCTGGGTGAGAAGTTCCAAGAATACGCATCGTCAGGCGCCACCACCGCCCTGATTCAAGGCATGATCGACGCCCTAGGTGGCCTATCCGACCTTATCGGTCCGCTGCTGGATTTGATCGTCGAGCTAGGTATCGCCCTAGGTCCCAGCTTTGGCGGTATTCTTTCCGCCCTGGGTGAGATTATCGCCCAACTGGTGGAGCCGCTTTCCACTATCGCGCAGGTAGCCGGTCAAGCATTAGTTGAAGCGCTAAACGCGCTGGCGCCAATGTTTGGGCCGATAGCGCAAGCAATTGCTGACCTGGTTGTAGCGCTCGCCCCGCTGTTGCCGTCGATCGCTGAGCTGGTCGCGTTCCTGGGCACAGCGTTGGCCGAGGCGATTAGCGCCGTGGCGCCGCTGGTGGGTGACATTTCCGCCCTGTTGGGTGAAGTATTCCGCATGGCCATTGACGCTTTGACGCCTATCATGCCGGTCATCATTGAGCTAATCCAGACGCTGGCCGGTGTCGCCTCCGCCCTGCTTCCGTCGATTGCTGAGCTGGCCAGTGTCCTTTTCCCCGCATTCGCCCAGATCATGGAAGCTATCGCCCCAATTCTGGGTGATATCGGTGCCCTGATTGGCGATGTGCTCCGCATGGCCATTGAGGCAGTCATTCCGCTGATTCCGGTGATCGTCGATACGATCCGCATTCTGGCTGATGTGGTGGCCATGCTGATTCCGGTGATTGCCGAGGTCGCACAGTTCCTGTTCCCAGCGTTAGCCGAGATTCTTCAGGTGGTCGCCCCGCTGCTTCCTGATTTAGCTAATTTGATAAAGTCCCTGATTGAGGCCCTGCTGCCGATTATTCCGCCCCTGATGCAGGTAGCCGAGGCATTGTTCCCCGCCCTGGTGCGGATTATTGAGCTGATTATCCCGATTATCATTCAGGTGGCCGATATCTTTGTGCAGCTGGTGCAGGCACTCACGCCGCTACTGCCGCCACTGGCGGATTTGATTACTGAGCTTCTGCCGCCAATTGTTGAGCTGATGGAGGCTATCGCCCCGGCAACGAGCGCAGTTGTTGGGATTGTCGGCAAACTAGCCGTCGCGCTGACCAAGGGCCTGGTGGATGCGGTAATTGCCATTGGCGGTAAGCTGGGCTGGCTCAAAGATTTATTCTTTAAGATCATTGACGTCATTAAGACGGCATTCCAGTGGATCACTGATTTTCTGGATTCCGCGGGTGATGTAGGTGGTATCTTCGGTGGCGGCGGTAGTTTTGGCGGCGTAGGCGGCGGCGGTGGCGTCTTCGGTGGCGGCGATGACGGTTCATTCCATGGTGCCGGTGGCGGCGGTATTGGCGCCGCCTTCCACAACCTACTAAACCGCCCCTTGCCAACGCCCCAGATAGTTAACAACTTCGAGATCACTATCAACGGCCCCATCGACGCTTTGGAAACCGGCCGGAAACTCCGTGAAATCCTCGACTACTACGATGAGAGGATGAAACGCTAATGGGTGTCATGGCAAACATGCTACAAATTTCAATCTTCCCGCCCAATAGCCAATGGAACCTGAACTTACGTGCCGTCGTTGATGGCCTAACCATCAATTGGGGGCGCACAAATCTTTATCGCGCCCCAGCAAACCGCACGTGTCAATTCCAGATGCTCATGGAGCATGTTACTTTAACGCGGGTAATGCAAAAATGGGTCAATTCGGAATTAATAATTACGGCTAAACCAGCGAGTGGCGATTTAGTGATATTCCAAGGCATTATTGATGACTTTAAGGTCACACCAAAGGACACAAAAATCGGTGATTATATCGTCGATTTTACCGCCACTGAATCGCCTACCTGGTCAAATAAACTCAACGGCCTGTTTTATGATGCTAAAAACCTCCGCAATTACAACACCCGGTTGCAACGTGTAAATCGGGAATTAGGTGTATTTAACCCGCTCAATGTAAACACAAGCTATCTAGCTGAGCCGCCCGAGAATCAAATCAGTGTGAAACAGTTAGCTGAATCGCTGGTTTGGCGTCCTGGGGCCTTTCCCGCGTGGTGCCCTGATTGGAAACGTTTAGCACCGACAGTGCACCAGCTAGACACGCCCGAGGGTGGCGCCCCCTGGGTATTGTCTCCCAAGGTTCTAATTGATCTGGATCAAGGCATGGCTTGGACTTCGGATAACACGCCGACCACTATTTTGTATAGTGCTGGTGGCCTTTTCGGGAAGAGCAAATACGCACGTGATACCCGGGTTCTGCGTGAAACCAGGGATCAATGGGACCGCGGTAATATCGTCGAGCTGGATATCCCATATTGCCCAGACCAGGGCGGTATCATCGGCTACGCCGAAAATCACGCCGAGCTAGCGAAAGCCCAGCTTGGGAGCCCCCGCCGAATCCGACTTGACACCCGCCGAAACGCCGACTTCCTCAACACATATCTTGGTTGGGAGTGTTGGGAAACCCCCAACCGGTACATTCAGGTGACCGGGGACAAGTGGGCAACAAAATACCATGGTGAGCTGCTACTTCAGCAAACCTACTACCCCATCGGTGGGACGCTCACCCTATACCACTGGGGCTTCACACACGATCTTCACTGCGCCTGGGGGCCAACAGGCGACGCGATAACGCCCCCGCCACCCCCGCCACCACCGCCGCCGAAGCCTACCACGTGGGCTACCACCACAACCACCTGGGCTACCACTACTGGCACTTGGAAAGGATAGAAAATTTCATGGCCACCGCCGACCCGCGCAATGTTCAATATCTCAATGCCGATGGAAGCGACACGATCAGTCAATTTCCTTCGGTTCAGCGCAATAATGCAACGCGGCTATCAGAGGCAATTACTACGGGTAATGACACAGTGGCGCTTAATAGGGCGTTCCGTAATGCGAGTGGGCTTCTTCAGCGCTTGGGTAGGCTTCGTGTCCTGAGTCTGGAATTCCGCACCGCGTCTAGCGGTAACACTGCTCAAACCCTGATTCTCGCTAGCGCCTTGGCCACTGCTGACCGACCCTTGAAAACCATCTATGCCAACCTTGGCGGAACCAACGACTTACAGGAAGCAACTAGCGTACGGTGCCGCCTAGGCACCGACGGCACCCTAGTCTGTCCAGCACCGACAGTTATGCAAAACGACGCCTACTATGGGGGTCAAATAATCTGGATTGTGGCCTAGGTCACTTCTGTATTTATAAAAGATAGTAATTATGCTATCTGTGTTGAATCGTACCCAGGGGGTGCCTCACCGGTTTCTAACCAATCTGGATCAACACCGGTAGCAAATGCGATAAGATTTAGGGATGCCTTCCTTGGTTTTGTCCTACCTACCTCGATGTTCGCTATCGACGCACGACTTAAGCCGGTAATTGTCGCTAGCTCTATTTGTTGCATTTCTGCGACTTCACGAGCGAGTCTAACCCGGTGGCGTAGCTGGAATTTTGGGACAATCCATTCGTTTTCCGTCTTCTTTAGCATATGTAGAATACTACTCTTCTAGATAGGATATTGGCAATTATTGTTAGAAAAAATTGATTAATAGGGGCGAATACTTGATTAATGGGGGAAACTTGCGTATTATTCTAGCCATGAGTGAACCACGATGGCGGCTATCGAAAGAACATGGCCTAACGATTGACGGTGTGATGGTTTGTACACCGCTCATGATCTGCGCTAATGGAATCATCGTTGAAAACAACCCGTCCGGTTCTTCGTATCTACGTTTGACCATCTGCATGGATGAACCCATTGCCGTAGCATCGGATATTCCATTCAACATTGGTGCGCTGCAACCTGGGATGGATAAAGAGTCATTGGCTGACCTTGAGCCCTACGGGGCTCAAGGTCTTTAGGCATTTTTGAGGAGGAAATATGGACGAGTACACAGACGAAGAATTAGCCACCATGGCCAAGGAAGCATGGGACGAGGCGTTTTCCAAGATGCCCCCGGTGCCTTACTTCGAGGCTTGCTTGGACGCTATCGAGTCCGCCGCCGAGGTAGAAAACTACCCGAACGAGCAAGTCGAAACCCTGTACTACGAATTGGCTTTTGCTGTTCGGAAAACAGCCCTCGAAGGGCACGGGATCGACTACCTAGACAACGAGCTACGGGAAATGATGGAGCGGAAGGCATCAAAGAAAGGGTGGTTTTTCCTGAACGATCACCTCAAAGATGCTCAGGCTGATGCGTTGCGTCTGGAGCAGGAACGCATGCCGGTAGGTGACGAAAATGCCGATGACACGAACTAACGTGGGCTGGGAATTTCGTCCGGCAAGGGCCGATAGTGGTATCTACTGTGATGTTTGCGGAAGAGTTTTCGCCCGGCCGGCACCGCCGCCGAACCAGGCCGGCAAAAGGATTTGCCGTGATTGCCGCCAAGCCGCAAGGGAAAAGAAAACAGGAATGTTATTTTGATGTTTGTTGGGTTTAGGTGCCCCCGCCGCTTCTAGCCGGCGGCGGGGGTATCAGGCCCCGTAAACTGCTGCGGAACGCCTATAACTAAATAATATCTTGTCCTTATTCACTATACCTCCGTCCTGCTTTTTCGTAGCTGTACAGGACACGACAGAAAAACAAAACAACAGCTAGCCGGAATAATGTGCTTCTCGCTATAAATCCCCCGGTATGTCCGGCCCCGGGGGGCCACAGTCAACGTGGCCTGTTGACCCGTGGTGCGACTTATGGAAGCCGCTGCACATGGAGGTGCAGCGGCTACTAGGCGTGGGGTGGCAATCGGAAGCGGTCAAAATGGGATTTTTCGCCAATGGGGAGGCCATCTAGCCGGTAGCCCCCTTGGGGGGCTTCCTAGGCCTACTGCCCTAACCACCCACTACCTAGCCTTCTCCTTCTATCTATCTTGGCCTACTGGAACCACCAACCCCTACCACCTATCACCTATCACCTATGCACCCACCTCAACCACTCACCTGTACCACTTGTATCACCTGTACTACCCCGGGGGCGAAGTGCCTAAGAAAGTTTGTTGGTCAAAAGCGAAATGTATTGCGGCGCCTCATCTGTGGGATCTGGACCAATCCGAGGCATGGCGGGGTCACCCATTGGCGAAAAAGCCTCGCGCTGTTAGAGCACACGCTTTATGTGCCGATTGCCCCCTTATTCGGGATTGTGCCGTGTATGCGCTCACTGCCACTCCCCGAATGGCCGGTGTTGTGATGGCTGGTGTGGATATCCCTATCGCTGGTGGCGCCAAGGCAAACGCCGCCCGAAAGCGGCTACGCGAGATAGCATATGGCTAGAAGCTCGAAATGGCGAAGAAAACGCCGTAACCGGCACCGCAGGGACCGTTACGCAACGATGGTCAGCAACAGGAAGAAAAGGAAAAGTAATGAATCAACATAAGGTAAAGCCGACCCCACAGATCGTGGTGTCTGCGCTGTTTAATAGCGTCTATAACGCCGAGGACGAGGAACAGATGAGCGCTGCAACCAGCGCTATGGTTGCGGCGATAAAGACGCTTGCGGACTACGATATCGACGCCGCCGAGTTGTTTATCAGGAAACTATATCGAACCATGATGAAGCATGACTATACCCGGTTCGGGATCGAGCGGACCGGGGAGGAGTTCGTAAAGCTAGGGTTGGAAGTTCCCACAGAATAGGATAATGATATGAGTAAGAGGCGGTTCAAGGTGTTCAAACGTCATCTGCCGAAAGATTGGATGGTGGTCACTCGCTGGAATGATTGGCCTATCAGGTACGATCGCTTCAGTTCCTTCCGTGCTGCTCATGCCTATATTCGTGAGCAGCTGTATGGCACCCAGGACGACTACGGCTATGCCTGCTGATGGTAGGCCGGCTTGGGCTGGACGGTATGCTACCGAACGCACCGCTGCTTGCCTAGCCGAGTTTGGCACCAGGTGTCATCTGTGTGGCGCCTACGGTGCCACCACCGCCGACCACCTGATCCCGAGGGCGGCCGGTGGCAGCGATGACCTTGATAATCTCCGGCCGGCTCACCAGGCGTGCAACTCATCGCGCCAAGACATGCCACTCAGCGAGTGGTTCCGATTGCATCCGCTTATAAGTCGTGACGGTGACGCGCCGCCGAGCCGGCGATGGTTTTTAGAACCGGCCGACCCCTAGGCAGTCCCGCGCCAGCACTCTTTTTCTCTCTTTGGCCCTCAACCCCCGGGGTCAGTACATCAACTAAACCAGGAGGTCAAACCCCATGCCACGCCCTGATCCGAAGCGACCCCGCGAAGGCCAAGAGGCCCTTTTCGAGGCCGAAGCTATCAAACAGCCCGATTGCGTTTTGCGTGGCCGGCACTCCATGGCCATGGACGCCGCCCTAGACGCCGCCCGCGACAATCAAGTGATTCACCCTATAGATGAAGGGATCGCCACGGTGCTTCGGGCGGGTGCTTGGGCACTCGACACTTTGGAAAAACAAGACCGACCCTACGGTCCGGCAAAACTCATTCCGGCCATGACCGAGGCGCTCACCGCAGCCCACATGACGCCCGAGAGCCGGAAGCTGGAAAGCGAAGACCTAGCCAAGCAGCTATTCGAGGACCTAGCCGCTCTAGAGGCCGACACCGAATAATGCGCACCTGGCTACCCGGCCGGGTAGAACCCCGCTACCTAACCCCTATCCCCGAGGGGGCAATAGTCGACCTCAGGGCGGTGAAAAAAGTTGCCGCCCTCATGGGTCGGCGCCCCACGTTCTACCAGGTGGAAATCCTCGAACGCCTGGTAGCCAAGTGGCCTGACGGCACGCCCGTTTTCACCACCATTCTGGTGAGTTTCCCCAGGCAGACCGGTAAAACCACGTGCATTATGGATTGGCTCATGTACGTGGCCATGACTCGCCCGTACCAAAAGCTGTGGTTCACCGCCCAGACCGGTATGGCGGCACGGGAGCGCTTCCTAGCTGAGCTGGTAGAGCCTAGCAAAAAATACCTCGAACCCCTAGGGATTGTTGATACCAAGCTTGCCGCTGGTGCGACCAGGACAGTGGTGGTGGCCACGGGGTCCCAAATCCGCCCCATGCCGCCGACTAGCCAGTACCTACACGGTGGCCAAGGCGACAAGATCATTGCTGACGAGCAATGGGCTTTCACCCAGAAGCAGGGAAAAGACCTTATGCAGGCGGTGCGTGCTACCCAGCTGACCAGGAATAACAGCCAGATTGTGCAGATTAGCGCCGCTGGTGATGCGGAGTCCGACTACTGGCATGCCCGATTGGCCAAAGCTATTGCCGAACCTTCGCCCCGCGTGGCGGTGATCGACTACGGTGTCGGCACCTCCGCTGACCCCCAAGAGGTCACTTCCTTCACCATCGAGGACGTCCTTGCTGCTCACCCCGGTGTCGCCGCTGGTCTATGCACCCGCGAAAAAGTCCTAGAGCCCCTAGAGAACGAAGACATGGACTTTAACGAATGGTTACGCGCCTACGGAAACGTCAGATCGAAGAACACTAGGCAGAAGGCCATTGATCTAGACGCCTATCGAGGTATCACCACGACAGTGCCGCTAGACAACGGTCCGGTCACCCTGGGGGTTGGCGTGTCCTGGGATGGTGCTACTACCGCCCTAGCCGCGGTAGGCACCATCAACCAGGGTCAGGGCGTGGGTATCGAGATTATCGACGCTCGCCCCGGCCGGCAATGGGTCATCGACACTGCCCAAGAATTGGTGCGCCGCGGTATCGCCACCGAAGTATGCGGCGACGCCTACGGACCCACCAAACGCCTAGCCGACCAACTCGCTATTGCGCTTCCTGAGCATTGGAAACCTTTATCCACCGATGAAATGATCGCCGCTACCGAAGATTTTCTACAGGCTTTGGATCAGGAAGCCGATACCATGCCTATCCGAATCCGCCGCTGTGCCGGTGTCGAATACGAACTAGATGTAGCTGAACTGCGAAACGTTGGCGAAAAAGGACGCATGTTCAGCAGGCGTAACAGCGCCGCTGGCACCGCACGGCTAGAGGCTGGACTAGCCGCTCTAGCCGGCTATCAAATCCCCGAGACCACCATTCCCGAACCTTTTATTGGATAAATTATGCGAAACCAAAAACGTAAATCACCAGCAATCGACGCCACCGACCACACTATCCTAATCACATGCGATAAATGCGAGTGGCGAGAAATGCATGATGACCGAAACGCCGCCTGGTATGCCCTAGCACGGCACCTGAAAACCGGCCACGATGACCCCTATGCCGCCAAAAGTGCCGCCCGAAATATCTACCGCAACCACAACGAATAGGTAGTTTGTCACCCCCTTGCCGCATCATTAGGGCATGGGGTTCTTCGAGAAAGTAAGACAGGCACTCTCCCTACCCGCACTAGCGGCGGGTAGCCTCGAAGTGCCCTACGCCAGTGCCTGGGCTGACCCAAATCACCTTATCACGGTTGGCACACCTGACCTGCTACCAGAGTCAGTAACCCGTGATGTTGCTATGAACGTTGCCGCGCTAGCGCGCGCCCGCCGCATCATTGTCAGCAGCATAGCCAGATGCCCCCTAGTAGTGCACGATGACGACGGTCCCCTACCCGACCAACCGGCTTGGGTGTCCGGCACCAGTGGCCCCATTTCCCCCTATCACCGCATGCTGTGGACAGTTGACGACCTGCTTTTTTATGGTTGGTCACTATGGGCAGTAAAGAGAAACCCGGCCGGTGCCGTTGTCGCCGCCGATCACGTGCTCTACGAACACTGGGGCTTCACACCCAGCGGTGAGGTGTTTTTCGAGGGAGAAGAAGTAGCGCCAGAGGACGTTATCCTTATCCCCGGCTCTGACCAGGGGATACTGCGCTATCCCGCCGCTATCAGGCATGCCGTGCAAGTCGCTGACGCCGCCGCGAAAGCCGCCGCGCACCCTGTCGCTCACACTGAACTGCACCAGATCAACGGTGAGCCACTCACTGACCCCGAGAAAATCGACAAACTGATCGACGCTTGGAACCGAGGCCGGCAACGTAAAAACGGCCCCGTTGGCTTCACAAATAGCTCTATTCAAGCGATTGACCACGGCTCTTACGAATCCCACCTGCTGGTGGAAGGCCGGAATGCCGCTGCTATCGACATCGCCCGAGTCTGTGGCATACCAGCTATCCTGTTAGATGCCTCCCTAGCCGACTCTAGTATCCGTTATTCCAATATGGATGCGCGCAACGTTGAGCTAGTCGACTACTGCCTTGCATCATTTATGGCGCCTATAGCCGCCCGTCTAGGCATGGATGATGTTGTTTCCCCCGGCCAGAGTGTGGAGTTTGACCTTGACCATCTGACCCGCCTCGATCCTAACAGTATCGCGCCGCCTGATGACGCCTACCGGCCCCGCGGTGTCCCCGCTACCAACGAACTAACCCAGCTAATTGACTAAAGACTATGGATTTTCAAACACTAGAACCTGACCTGTACTGCCTGATGAACAAGCACTACACACCAGGCCGGCCTGGTCCCATCAAATACCTGGTGATCCACCACAATGCTGGTGTGGGTCTCAGCACTGCTGATTGCTACCGGATTTGGCAAGACCGTGAAGCTAGCGCCCACTACCAAGTAGAGGTGGACGGAACTATTGGCCAGTTGGTGAACGATTGGGACACCGCCTGGCACGCTGGAGACGCCGCCGCGAACAGCTGGTCAATCGGTATCGAGCATGCTAACACGGGTGGCGCCGCCGAAGACTGGCCTATCAGTCAGGAAACTATCACTGCGGGTGCGCACCTAGTTGCCGCTCTATGCCACGCCTACGACCTGGGAAAACCCGCATGGTTTAACAACGTTTTCCCACATTCGCATTTCTACAGCACCAGTTGCCCACACCAGCTAGCCGGTGCCTACCGCGACCAATACATGAGTCTCGCTGAAGAATTTTACTTCAGCATGCAAGCAGGAACCACACCACAAGCAGGGAAAATGACGAACTTTACCGAGAACGACCGGCAACTACTCCGCGAAAATAACGAGCTTTTGCGGGTTATCCGCGACCAGCTAACTGGCCCTGGTAGCGGCTTCCCCGGTTGGCCACAAACCGGTGGCCGGACCCTGGTTGATACGGTTGCCGCCCTAGGCGCCGCCCAAGGGATTGATGGTTGCCGCGACACTAAGAAAGCCAAGTGACAGCGTGAACCTTCTCGATGTAGCCACCGGCTATGTAATGGGCTTCGGCACAGTGACCGTATACCAAATGATTTTGGTGTATCGCCTTCGGCTTGAGCTGCGGAAACAAGCTGCAAAGATGACCCATGCCTGAGCGCCCGCCC